TTGCAGGGTTGGAGACATAGAAAGGCGGGTTCCCATGCGCTCGTGAGCGGGCCATGGTCGGTTGCGTCCGAAGGTCCACCCCGAGGGCTTGATGTAGTCCCAAGCGTGGCGGCCCGTGTTCCCGTCAATGTAGGACCAAAGCGGTGTTGAGACACCCCTGTGCGCCCAACGGTCGGGTCCACCAATCATCGCCCGCCGCCCTGTCCCATCCTCGTCTCGGTCAAGGTCGGAGCGCAGGCGCCACATTGAATCCACGATGTTGGTTGGCCGAAAGGCCGACTCCCCATCCTCGCCCGTTGAATTGTAGCGAGTGCATAGGTCGTGCCCCAGCGGTGCAGGAACTCGCAGAGAGCCGTTGCCCGAGGTGATAACAGGCGGGGCTGATGGAATGTCCTCGTTTGGGACTACATCAAGCGTTTGAATGTGAATGGAACGAGGCACGGGTCGGTTGCCCGTGAACTCTCCGAGGTTATCCACCGTGGCTGTCTCTGCGATGGTGATTCGTGTTGGAGCGGTGTCGTTGCGAGACGAAGCGGGCGGGACATTGAGGTCCCCCTGTCCCATCCCTGCTTGATAACCCGTGCCTATCGTGGCGGAAGCCGCTCGTCCGTCAGAGGTTTGGAAGTCGGTTTTGGGAACAACAGGGTTCTTGGCCTCTGAACTGTTCACCCCCGTCATACCTGTCTCCATAGAACCGTCGTATGGGTTGCCGCTGTCGTCAGCGTCGGCGGCGAAGTAGGTGTTGAATGCAATCTCGGGTCCACCCGCTCGTCCAGCGCAAGCAGTCGCCCCCGCCGATGGGACATAGGAGGCTACAACAGGCAATAGGTCGGGGTGCACATTGAATCGGTATTCAATCTCGTTTGTGAACTCGGTATCGTTCACCCCCGAGACAATCCACCAACCGTTGCAGTCCGAGGCCACCGTAGCGTCGGGCTTCCGTCGCTTGTCATAGCGAGTGGGCCAAATGTTGCCCGTGGCCTTCCGCATATCGGTGCCTGTTCCCAGCACGCCATCCAGACCTTGGATATAGACGGCTTGACCTACATTGACGGGGTAGGTGTGCTCGGGTTCGGATGATGAAATCACATCGGAAACTCGGATGCAGAACTGTTTGCCTGTGTGAGGTGGGGCGGTGGCGAGGTCTTTGTCGGCCACCTCCACGGCGAGAATCTCCAACGGCATGGAGTTCGGGGGCACCTCATAACGCAGGGGGTAGTTTGTTCCTTCGTGGTCAGCCAAGACGGCGTGCGTCCAATTACTTCCCTGTGCTCGTGGGGTGATGGGTCCTTGCACGAAATCAAAGAGTGGGTATATGCCCGCTGGGTATTTTTTGTTGTTGTCAAGACCCGAACTGTCCCCCGCTCCCTCCCTACCGTTCCATGTCAAATACATGGTGTCCGTGTTCACGCCGCCGAGTGTTCGGCTGGCGTCGTAGGAATAAGGGATGATAACGCCGTCCTTGAGCGAATAGGTGCCGTCCTTGAGGAAGCACGCCAGCGCCATGGCCATGCGGTATTTTGGTGCAGGGCAGTCCGAGGAGTCTTGACTCGTCCACACGGACCTTCGTATGTTCGTTGCGTTCATGGCTTTGTTGGAGTTCCGTTGGTGGTCCCCACTCGTTCCATATTTTTTGTAGTCAATAGTCGCCGAGTCCTCGCCTTCGGGGTCGGTGTCATATCGGCTGATGCCGTTCTTGTCCCATCGGCTGTTATGCCCGCCCCAGAGCGTCATTGAACCTGTTATGTTCTTGCTCAATTGGTTGTTATCCAGCATCATAGGCATGAACACAGTAGCCCGATAGGGAACTGTGGTCGGCAAAGCGTCTGTGTTCGTGATTCGTGGGTCGGTCTCAATGTCGGGAAACGCCGTAGTCTGAGGAACCCGAACCCCATGAGGCAAGAACGCCTTCTTCTCCGTGTCAGCCGCTCCAACATGCCGATAGGTGTCAATCACCTCGGCAAGTTCCTGCACGGTCATGAATACGGGGTATGGCCCCGTGCGTGTGCCGTTCATCGCCACATCATCCATGTCGGTATCAACGGTTATGCCGCCGTTCTGAGAGTTTCCACTACTATCGGTGTAGTTCATGTTCACCGAGCCTGTGAATACCGACCTGCTGGGCGCAATCAACATGATGTCGGTTGATGTCCCGTCGGCGTGGTTGATGGTGCACTTCGGCTCAAAGGTCCCCGACCCGCTTATCACGATGGTCGGCTCAGTTCCGCTCACATCGGTTCCGTCGTCGTTGATAGCCTCAACACGAATGCCCGCCACACGAGACTCGTCGCCATCATCGCCTTCGTAGGTCCCGAAGTTCGTTCGGAACAGAACGGGGTCCACCGAGATACCGAGAACGCCGTCGTCTTTGATGAACGCAGGCCACCAGCGTTGGAGTTCGGCGAGGTCGTTCTTGACCCGACTGAACTTCTTTTGGGGAGACTTCTTGAACGACGCCATCAAATCACACCCCTTGAGCCACGCAGTAGTTCTTGCCGAATGATGCGGGGCATTTCATTTGACATGAGCGCTCGCACCTCAGCAATTGAAAGGTTGGAACCGCCGTTAATGACAATATCGCCGATGGAGACCTCCATGCCCCCAAGCCCAGCAGATGACGCTAAGGCGTCCCTACGGGCCTCCTTTCCTGCGCCAAGGGGTATGACTACCTCGGGGCCTGCCTCGCCCACCAGCCCCACCGTAGGGCCATTAACGAAGCCACCGTCAGCGAACTGTGCTTGGATGCCTCCCGAGAAGGGGTTGTTCAATTGGTCCCCAGCGAATCCACCAAGAGCCATCATGGCGCCCGTGGTTGCCCTCCCAGCAATCATTCCACCCGCCGCCGATGCGATACCTGCACCAGCGCCAATTGCTCCTCCTGTGGCCACGGAAGCGGCCGTGATGGCGAGTCCAATGCCTGCATCCTTGATGCCGACTGCGATGTTTTTCAGTCCCGTGTCAAAATCCAGTTGGAAGAGGTTCACAATCCCCATCAAGATTTGTCCTATACCGCTCAATAACTGCAAGACGGGGGACAGCACGGCCATGAGGATTCGGAACGCACCAACCAGCACGACGATGATGGGGACGATGGCTTTCAAGCCTTGAATCATAGATGGGAGCATGTCAATCACCAGCGGCACGATGATTCTCATAGCGCTCATGATGGAGAGAGCCAGTTCCTTGAATAGGGGCACATTGTCTTTGAGCGCCTGCTGAATGTCGTCCTTGAAAAGGACCGCCAATTCGGTGAGCATGATAACGAATGGACGACCGACCTCAAGCATCCCCTCTTGGATGGCTGAGACGAGTAGGAGCAAAGACTCCTTGGCCGAACCGCCAGCCTCAACCTGTTGTTGAAGCGACTTGGTGTAGTCCTTCGTAGCATCGGTGGCGTTCTCGTTCTCCTTGACGAGTTCGTGGAACGACTCACGCTGGCTCAAGAGTGCCGCTACGGCCGTTCCACCACGCACCCCGAAAATCTCAAGCACTTGCGTTGTAGTGGCCCCAGCGCTTGCTAATTGGTCCAACACATCGCCGAGGCTCGTGATGCCCGTTGTTTGTTGCTCAACCGTTTTCGTGAGCGTCTTGGACTGTTCATCCAAAGCCTTCTCCTGCTCCACGACGATGTTCAGCGAGCGTTGCTTCTTCATGCGTTCCAAGTCAAGTTCCATTTCACTCACTCGGAGTGAGTCGTTGGTTTTGGTGAGGCGCTCAACCTGCGCCATCTCCATGTCGGTGAGGTCTCGGTTGCTTCGTGCGGCCCGTGCCCTAATTTGCTCAATAGCCAGCGTGTTGGCCTTCTGCTCAATGCTGAGGTCGTTCATTTGCCCGTTGAGCATCTTGAGTTCGTTGGTGAGCGCCGACGACTGCATCTTTGTTCGGTCCAATTGAGTGGCCACGCCCGTGAGAGTTTGTCTGGCCTGCTCGCCCGCTGGACTGAGAACTTGGATGGTGAGTCCGAGGTCGTTGATGGCCTTCTGCGAGTCAAAGGTAGGCTTGAGCAATTTGTTGATGGCCATACGCATACCTGTGCCCGCAATCGTTCCACGCAGGCCAGCGTTGCCGAGAGCACCAATAGCGGCCGCCGCTTCCTCAATCCCGACGCCTGCGGCGTGCGCTACGGGAGCGAGGAACTTCATGCCCTCACCGAGGCTGATGATGTTCACATTTGACCGAGTGAAGGTCCGTGTGAGCACATCGGAGACGAAGGACAATTCGCTCATCTCCATGCCGAATGCTTTCACACCAGCGATGCCGATGTTGGTTGCTGTTTGAATGTCGGTTCCACCAGCGATAGCGAACTTAACGAGGTTCTCCAACGCCTTCTCTGAAATCATCTCCTCGGCGTTCACACCAGCAATAGCGAGAGCGTTGGCCGCCTCACCCACTTGCTCGGCTGTGAATCGTGTCGTTGAACCGACCTTCCGAATCTCCGTCTCAAGTGCCTGCATCCCAGCGCCGCTCTCACCGAGAATGGCGCCCGTTCGGGCCAGCGTGTCGTTGAAGCCGATGAACAGCACGGACGACCGTTGAATTATGGTGGCCACGGCCTTGGCTGAAATCGCCACAGTCGTGAGCGATGCGCTGAGTGGCGTCAATACCCCACGAGTGATAGTTCCGAAGCGAGAAGCGGCCCCACCAGCGGCATACATGGACGCCGAAACGCCCGTCATGGCTTTGCGGAACTGCGTCGTGTTAGCGCGAACATCAATGACTGCTGTTGTGTCCGCCATCCTCACCTCAGCCTCCTACGCGCCCTTTGCTGAGATTGGACTCTGCGTTGCTCGTTATTGACTCTTCGGTTTGACTCCGACTTGGCGGAGAGTAGGAAGGTCGTGTCCCGTAGGTCCATGGACCTCCATTCTTCGGGCGTGATGCCGAGGTCCTTCATCAACGAAAATAGGAATTGGCCCTCGTCCGATTCGGCGAGGGCGATTATTCCCCCAGCACCCCACCGCCGTTGGCGTTGCCTATGGCGGCGGTTATTGCCGTGGATAACTGAGCGAGCATCGTTAAGGGTAGGTGCTTGAGACGATTCCATGTGATGGACGAGTCGCATTTGCTCATCATCTGAGCGACCATGAGCAGACCCAGCCGCTCGGCTTTGTCCTCGGGGTCGGTGATGTTGGCCATCTCGGGGTGGCTCTTGAGCACTTGATATTCGTTCGCCGTGAGCGGCTTCACCATGATGGTGTCAATCTCAAAGTCAAGGTGTGAAACATCAACGGCGACCTCGCCGCCTGCTTTCTCAATCGCGTTATCCAGCCATGTCATAGGGTGTGCCTCCTAAGTTTGAGACTTCATCAGTCTCGGGAGAATGTGAGCGCCTCAAAGGAGGCGTTAATCATCAACGCTCCCTCCGAACCTGCTTCAATTCCTTCCACCGAGAGGTCCGTGAAAACGCAGTCGGTGAGAGTGTAGGTGTTAGCGCCCGTGGCGCCATCGTTGTCAAAGGTGATGTCAAACTTCTCATCGGTGTCAAAGTAGGTGAAGAGGGTTGAATCATCAATCCCCCATGCTCTTTTGAGTGTGCCCGATGCGGACTTGAGACCACGGGTGTGGTCGGTCGCCGTAGCGTTTCCGAGAGTGATGTATTTCCCCGTTGCTTGGGTGAGCGTGAAGTCGCCCGACACGAATCCGACGAGGCTCGTGGAGACCGTGATTTTCGCTGTGATGCCCGTGTATTCATGGGTAGCCATACCGTATCGTTCGTCAAGGTGGTTCTTAACGACTGCGATAGACTGCAACCTCGGACTGCGTTCGGTCCCATGCAACACGAATGGTCGGGCTGATGATGATTCGGCTCACGAATCGGCGGGTCTGCTTCTGCATGTATAGAGGTGTGTAGCCACCCCTATATATACCTGTCGGCCTATTGTTTGACGCAGAACCATGCTCCGTCCATGCGCTTGTCCTCGGCAACGATGAGGAACCCGAACTCCTTGCAGAACGCATGGAGCACGGAGTCAAACGCCATTGGGAGTCTTGTGGCGTAGTCGCTATCAAAGCGCATAAGTCGGTTGGCTCGCTCGCTGGACCGCTTGAAAAACACCCTCGTGTCTCCGTTGGCCAAGACGAACAGTCGGAAGTCGTCCCGTCGCTTCGCTCCAAACTTGTGCTCAAGCCATGACTCCATAGCGGAGCGGTTGGGCTTCACAAAGAGGCGTATGTTCAGCGTAGTCAATTCCACACCTCAGCGCTCATGCGGACGGGGAACACGGCCTCGTAGTAGGCGAGGAAGGTGGCTTGCTCCTTCAAGTATCGGAGAGTGGAGGAGAAGCCGCAGAGTGATGTGCGGCCCTCACGACCAGCACCAGCAGGGGCGTTGCGGTATGCCTTGACATAGTGAGTCTGCTCGTGCTCGTTGAAGCCGTCATAGACGGGGAGCCACATACCGTCGGTGTGAACAGGGTGGCGGACGGTCATGGCCCAGCCAGCGTGGCCGTGTTCTGCCTTGGTGGTCTTGAACAGGCAAACAGCGGTCTCGCCACGATACATTTTGTTCTTCGTGTAGGAGTGGTCGCCGAGGGTGGCCATATAGACCGTGCCGCCTTCGCTTCCGTATTGGTTGTTCTCAGCCTTGACACGAATCCACTCAAGGGCGGTCTTTCCTCTCCGAACTCGGTTGTCGGCGAAGTCAATCTCGGGCATGGTGGTCAGGGTTAGGTTGGTCATGTTTAACCGTAGCGTCCACACCTATATTAAGGTGTCGCCTATCAATCCAGCAAACCCTTCAAGGTATCAGCCGACGCCTTGATTTCAGTTCGGAGACGGTTCTCATACGCCATCCGAACCTGTTCGTCGGTGATGCCTGCTTGAGCGATGAGCAGGTCAATGCACACCAGCACCCGCAGGTGGCCCCTATCGTCGTCTGTTAGTCCCAGCGCTTTCTCAGCGGTCTCTATGAATCGTTCGTTTGTTGTCATGTCTATGTCTCCTTGATTGCCTCGGTGGCGACTATCGTGGTTTTGTTGCCTGTCGTCGTCTCCACAACGAGGAAATGTCCTTTGTGGTGCTTGGAGACCTTGAGAGCATCTCCTGCGCCGTTGAGCACGCTTATGAGCGATTTGAGGGTATCGGTGAAGGAGACGGTGAACGGCGCGCCCGAGAAGGTGGCTTCAATTGGGGTCCACGAGCGGGTAGTCTTGCCTCCCCAATGACCAGCCCGAGCCTCAGACTTGGCGTCAAACGACACCGCCACATAGGGAGCGTTGGCCGTTTGCATCTCCATGCTGGCCTTGGTCAATTCTGAGATGGTGAGGATGGCCTCGCTCGTCGCTGGCTCGTCGTCAAACATGGGGAAAAGGCGTTTGCCTTCGTCGTTGGTGGGAAGCACATTCTTGTCGGGGATGATGAGGCAGTCGTCCTCATCGGCGGGCATAACCTCGGCACCCCCGTGCTCTTTCGTGCTAATGGCGATTGGCTCGTTGGCCGAGGTCGTCAGACGCACCGTTCCCCCTCGGGACTTGGCTCGCACGAGGTCGGCGAGTTCCTTGGGGTTGCACACGATGGCGCATGGCTCCTTGACCTTGAGGCCGTCAATCGCCCAGCGGTCCATCAGAACCATGAGGGTCTTGCCTGCGTTCATCGTCCAGCAGGATGCTCCCTCGGGTTCAAAGAGGATGCGGACGGGCACGGGTGGTGAGTCCAAGGCCAGACGACTAAGGAATGTCGCCAGCGCTCCACCGTTCGCTTCAATGCGAGCGGTCCGAGACACCTTGGAGTTCGGGGTGAGCATACCCCCAAGGGGTCGCCCCACCTATTTCAATCACCAGCAGTCGCCCATCATGTTGTAGGCCATGAAGTCGTCGCCACCGTAGGGGTCGTTGGCGATTTGCTCTTGGAGTCGCATGTCAGCCTCGTAGTCGTATTGGGCTTGGGTTGGGAGGACTTCTCGTATGATGATGAGGTCGTGTCGCTCATAAATGAGAGTGCTTGACTCGTCGCCCAATTTGTCAAATTGATGGACTGCCTCGGGAGTGAAGTCATTCACGATTTCCATGCGCTTGGCTTCAATGGCTCGGATTTGCTCGGTCAGAGCGTTGATTTGCTTCGTTGCTTGTTCTTGGGTTTGGGGTCGTCGGGTCATGTTGGTTCGCCTCATGTAGTCCATGGGGGCACTCCTATATATACCCATCGCTCACTATTCTTCATCATAGGCATCGGGGTAGGCGAGCCAAACCTTCTGGGGATATTTCGTTCGCCCGTCCAGCGAAGCGATTCGGACCGAACCAGCGTTGAAGAACAGGTGCGGTTTCTTGGCGAGGTGATTGCTGAGACGATTCATCTCAAACGGTTGGTTCGGTAGGGTCAGAATCTCGCCCGTGGCGATGGGAGTTCCTTCGGGGAACACGGCACCAGCCTCAATCATGGCGGACCATAGACGGCGGACATTCCTGCCGTCGGACTTGCCGAGGCGGCCTTTCTTGCGAGTTCCGTATTTGGACGACGGCACTTCGTCGTCAGTTCTCTCCGTCATCTCCGCTCTCCTTTGGCTTGATGATGAGCATACGCTGAGGCTTAACGATTTGAGTTCGCTTGATGGCTTCGGCCACATCATCGGGAAGAATAGGGAGCACTCGGTCCACGGCGCTATTGGAGAGCGACACCATGGTTCCGAATACGGTCGGAGGCACGAGGCGCTGGACCTCGGTGGGAATGTAGGAACGGCGGCTCTGCTCTCGCCACTCCACGGACCAGTTGTCCGTCTCGGCTTTGCAGTCCTCAACCTTCATGTGGCGGTCAAACACCTCGTTCTTGATATGTTGGTCAATAGCCTTCTTGCGCTTGGTGAGCATGGCGTTGCTGGCCTTGATAACGGCGAGTTCGTTGAGTAGGTCGTCAAGTTCGGCGCTCAAGGTCGGGTTTATCATGTCCCAAGCACCGTTCTGCATGAGGTCCTGTGCCTTGGGGCAGATGTCGGTGAACCCACACCATTGACACCCTTTCCCGATGGTTGCAGGCACCTTGAGGGTGTCCGATGAGTCCACGGCAAGGATGGACTCGTATTGGCCGTGTAGCCAGTCCTTGAAGGTCTCCAATCGCTCATCAGTCCACACCGTTGAGACGGTGCCGTGGCGTTGTAGGTCAAAGGTGAACACGAGCGGTCGGTCGGGCCATATCTCACGAGCCACCGAGAGGTATATGGCGGCCTGCACATTGTTGTCCGCCTCGCCTTGCGTGATGTCAAGTCGTTGCGTTTTGTAGTCAATGAGTTCAATGGTGCCGTCCTTGTGCTCAATCACGAGGTCAATGAACCCATAAACAGGGGTTCCTGTCCGTTGAAGGACATGGGGGGCACTCGTGGACCCGAACTGTTGTTCAACGGCGAGAACACGCACAGGGTCGCGTCCACGGCGGTCAAACCAACGCTTGAGCATCTTCTTCCCGTCCTCATACATGTCAAAATTGACTTCACGAGTTGCCGAGACCTCCTTATACAGAGTCATGAGGCGTCCGAACGATGGCTTGGGCGTCTTGCCGTTCTCATCGGGTCGTCGCCACTCTTCCAAGGCGTCGTGCACATTGTTTCCAAGACGGCCTGCTTGGCTTTCGTCTCGGTGGTTGTTCATCTCCTTGAGAGTGGCGGCGTCCGCATTGGGGACCTCGTAGTGAAAGTGGTATTTCAGAGAGCAGTCTTGCGCCGTCTTGAGACGGGAAGCCGAGATGTAGGGGACTCTCATGCAGGGCACCTCATTGAGACGCCTTATCCACGGCCTTCCAAAAGCGTTCCTGCGTTGGGTTCTCAAGACGGAACGGGCGGCAGGCTCGGGACTTCTTGATGTGAGCGAAGTGGCGAGACTCAACCTCGCCCTTGACGGTGCGCTGTTGCTGGGTTATCTCAACTATCCAATCAAATAGGGGGTCGGTCATGTCGGGGCGACCAGCGGCGAGAATCACACGGCTCTCGTTAGGCGTGCCGTAGTTCTCAGTCTTGGTCTTGAGGAGGACCGTGGAGAGGAAGTGATACCCATACATTTCGCCGCCGATTTTGAGGCGCTCATAGGGTGAATAGAACAGTTTGTTAATGACCTTGTAGGCGTGCATTTGACCCTCAGCGTAGGCAGGTAGTGTCTTTTTGCCTTGGCTGATAGCCTCTTGCTGACGGGAGAGGAGAAGTTCGCCCTCGGACATACCGTGGACGCTGGAAGCGTAGTGCTCACGGCAGGCGAGGTAAAATGCTCCCTCGTTCTCCATGACCAAGACTCGCACACCTTCGGGGTGCTCCTCTTTGTGCTGACGCATGAGGTCAATGAAGGCGAGGCTCATGTCGTTCACCTCGTCGGGTGTGCGACACACCTTGCGGAGGATGCGTGGACGGACGCTGGGAGGCACGAGGTCGTCCCGAGCCACGAGGTCTGCTTGACCCTCAAGGTCGCAGTCAATGATGCACATGAGCGCCGCTTCGGGGTCCACTTGAGATGCGTGGTGAGCAAAGAATGTGAGAGCGAAAGTGGACTTGCCCGCCCCGCTGAATCCTTGGACCTTCATGTGCCGAGGTCGTCGGCGAATCATGTCCTCTCCCGTATCACAGGAAGCGATGAGGTCTGCGTAGTTCTGAGCCTTCTTCTTTGAGCGAGCCATGGTGAAGGGTTGGTCCCCCACCTATTTAAGCAGATTCTAAGAGGAACTGATAGAATGAGGAAATGCCTTCGGGGTCGTAGTCAATGGTCCATTCGGTGTCGCCGTCTCGGGCATCTCCCGTTAGCAAACGACCTTTCCATCCACAGCCGTCGCACACGCCGCCGTAGTCAGCGAGCGTCATGTCTCGGATGATGCGGACATTGGTGGAGCCATCCCAGCGAATCACACCGCCACATTGACAGTTGATTTCAAGGGTGGAAGCCTCACGGGTCAGTCGTATCATGGGCAGGATGGTGGTCGGGTTGTTCGCCATGAATAGTGGTAGCGTGCACTCCTATATTAAACCATCGCTCAATAACAATGGGAGGGACGGGGGAAACCCCCGAAACCCCCGCCCCAAAGAGAAAGTGGGTGAGGAACGCTCAGCGTTGAAAAGGATGGAACTCCTACGA